TCCAAGTGAGGATGTCAAACCAAGAGTTGCAGTTTGTGCTGGAGTTAATGTTAATTGTAGGTATCCATTTTCTCTTCCGAATGTACCTACATCAGGTGTTGGAACATTAAACTTCATGAACTTAGTTCCAAGTGTTTCATTTGTTGTTCCTTGTCCAACAATTGTTCCAATTCCAACATCAACAATTCTAACTCTAGTGCTGCGAATATCAAATGGATTTCCATCTCTGATATACTGCATAACAGGTCCGTCAAAGTCTGTTGATCTGTCAACTGTAACGTTAACTGAATTGAAATCACTATCAAATATATCTGGTGAAGGCAAGAATTCATCAGATGGTCCAAGTAAAATATTATTTGTGGTTGTAACCTTACCAGAAGCATACATTCTAAGACCAGTTCCAGAGTTACGAATAATATTTCCTCCAGTTGATACAACTGAAGTTGCAGACAAGTCAACAGGTCCTGAGAAGTTTTCAATCACTGAATCATTTAATCTTAATACATCAGAATCCTGTGCATAGATTGGGAAGAATGTGTATCTATCTGTGATACCTCCATCTACAATCGAGCAGTTTTCTATTGAAAGTCGAGTAGAGTTCTGTACTTGTATCGCATGTGAAGGTGAGTTTCTAACTTCTACACCCTTAATTAATGATGAAGTTATATTCTTAAAGTACACTAGGAAACTATTTGATGAGTTCTCTACTAATGGTTCACCAAATCTAATATTATTTCCAGAGTTACCATCAATTGTTACATCCTGAATTGTCATGTCAGTTGAAGTTGGATCTGAATCTATGTCCTTATCAGTTCCTACACCAACAAAGTTACCACTGAACACTAAATTATTTCCATGCCCATCACTTGAATCATGAGCAAAGTACTGCTGTTTAATTATTGTATTCTTACCATTACCTTTAAGAGTGAATCCTGTAGGTAGAACTAAATTATTTGTTAGGTAAGTTCCACTAGGAAGATTTAGATAGTTACCACCGTCTGCAACTGTAATATCAATTGCATTACTTAGTGAATAAGTATTATCATGAACAACTTTAACCTCTGCTGTTGTCGCTGTTCCAGTTCCAAATCCAATGTTCAATAATCCTTGACCTGTCAAAACAATATTATTAATTCCAATTGACTGAACTGTATCGATCAACCATCCTCTTCTCTGAGCATCAGTTCCAATATTTGGGAAGTGAATCTGATCAGCATCATACTCATTAAGTGTTCCGTTTGGTGACCATGTAGTTTGATCGTATGTTCCATAGTCTTGCCACTTGATATTATTAGTAGCGGATCCTAATTCTTTTGGACCAAGTATTCCAATAAGTTTTGACTGTCCAATGTCTCTGGTTGCTGTAACACCAACTCCAACATGTTGCTGACGATATATTAATAGTCCATTATTAACACCTGATCTTGCCATTGTAATGACATTATGATTTAAATCATTAAAGTTATCAAGAGTTGTATGTCCAATACCGATTGTAGGTCCGATTGCAGAACAGATACCAACCTTACCACTTCTATAAACATATTCAGCAGCCCAATAGTAGTAAGTATTAACTGTTGCAGCAGTTCCAACCTTCTCTATACTAAAGTTTCCTGGAACTGGATTAGGAACTAAACCAGCATCAGTTGAAGTTGAGATACCAAATACCTTCACCTTCTCTCCAACATAGAACTTAGCAGTTGATATACCAGCGATCTGTGTTTTACCACCTACAGTAGATCCAGTACCAACGTATATGGTTGGGTCGTTACTTACACCGTAACTTCTCAATCTATAAGACTCGATCTCATGACCATCAACTAATTCATAACCAGTCTGATCATCTTTAACTTTTAAGAAACGATTTCTCTTGAATGTTACTTCCTCAGTTGCATCTGGTAGATCACTTAACTTAAAGTTCTCATACACGTTTGCACGGATTGTACCATTTACATCAAACTCATATGAAGGATTAAATGTTTTGATACCAACATTTTGAGTTCCTTGATTAACAATCAATGATGGATTTGCATCCTCACCAACTTGGAATGAAGGATTAAGAGTTGAAGTTCCTTGAAGTAGTAACTTGATTGCATCAATACCATCTTCAGAAGTTGATGTAATTTTGTTACCAAAGTTGACTGGTCCTCTGAACTCAGATGGTAAGTTACGATTTGCACCACCACCAACTGTAAGTGTATTACGGATATAAACATCATCAAATGTTGCTGTTAGATCTGAGATGTCTTCACCAAGAACATTCTCTCTTGGTTGTAATCTATCATCTCCTTTGAAGAAATCACCACGGTCATTCATACCAGTGTATCGAATCACACCACCATTTGTTTCTCTTGCAATTGCAAGAAACTCCTCTTCAAGAGTAATTGTTTTCTCTCTAAGTTGTGGTAGTGCAGTCGAGTAGTTACCTGGTCCATATCCAACATATTCAAAGGTCTGTCCAGATGATCGAGTACTAGAATATCTACGAACCTCAGATGGAATTATATTAATCTTCTTAATTAATGATCCAGAAGCATGAGGAACTGATCTAGTTCCAAGAAGACCCCTAATGATTGTTAACTGTACACCAGAATCAACTGCTTTAATTCTTAAAATCTCGTTGTCAACCTGAAGGAAGTCGCCTTTGGATAATCCAATTGTATTTGTAATTTGTGTAGTAACTTCATTCGTTCCAATACCTGCACTTGTAGTAGTACTGATACCAGCAGTCATATTAACTAAACTACCACCAATTCTTTCAGTTTGTAGTGAAGAATCTTGACCATACGCACCAAGATTATACTTATAAACCTCTGCAGATGCAACACCTGTGGTTGGTATACCGACTGATGCTTTGATTGTAAACTGTGTGAGACTCTTCTTCTCTTTAACTATGAAGTCATTATTGAATATTGTCGAACCCGTTCCAGTCACTCCTGTAATTTTTACTTTGTTACCAAGAGACAGTCCATGAGCAGTGCTAGTTGTTACAGTTACAATACCAGCAAGTGTCGTTGTGATACCTGCGATTGCTGACACAGACTTTGCTTCATCACCAAAGAATACAATACCATTTCCTGTGGTATAAATTCCAGGATTAGATCCTGCATTATAAACTAATGAATTTGGACCAGGAATGCTTGTGACTTTATATAATCCATTGAAGTTACTGTTGAATCTATTACTTGTTGTTCCAACTCCAACAACCTGAACTATATCACCAACATTGCTATTGATATTTGAAATTGTTAGAATCGCATTTGCGTTACCAGTAGATACGTTAACTGTATTACCTACACCATATGCAGATCCGCCATCAACAATTGAAACTCCAGTAATACTATTACCTGAACCAACAGACGTAATATTAACTGTAGCATCTCTACCAACAATAAATGGACTGACTAGTGTTATATTATCACCAACAGCATATCCAGTTCCACCATTTGTAATTGTAATTCCAGTAATTGTATTTAAATTATGATTTGAATCTGTGAATAGAGTTGTAACACCAACATTGTCTGATGCTGCTGATGTAACACCAAGACCAACACCAATATCATTTAAATAATCTATTGCAACTTCTTTTGTGCTGCTGTTAAGGGAATCATTTACACTTGTCTTTCCTAAAGTTTTATTAGATGCAAATGATACTGCTTGTACTGGATCATTGTCCTGATTGTCCTTATCAAGAGTTGGGAATAAAGTTTGAATTTCCTGTTTTAATTTAAGTCCTGAGAACTCAGATACTGTTGGACTTACAGTAACCTTTTGACAAGTTAGATAGTAGACACCATCTTGACCGTTATCTAAAGTTCCTACGTTTGGAATATACTCTTGTATCTCATCAACATCCTCAATAAAATAGGTTGTATTGTATTCATTTCTTGCAAATCTTGGTTGATCAGATGTGGCATCAAAAGTTCCACCGTCTCCAACAACATTGTAAGTAAATGATTTAGTGGAAGGAACTGTTACTACATTATAGTATCCGTTGAATCCAGCGTTGACTGCTGCGGTTGTGTTAGTGCTACTCTTAATATTACTGAGGAATACTCTATCATTAATATGTAAATCATGGGGTAACTCAGTAGTTACAGTCACAAGAGTTCCACTTGTACTAATACCAGATATAATTCTTGGGTTTCTATTTGAATTTACATTTTCAATTGATGCATCTTCAGTGGTTGTGGATGATTCCTGAAGTGTGTAATACTTTTCAGGTGCTTTTGCAACGTTTACACCTCTATAATCTTTTGGTATTACATAACGTAACTTATAAATTCTATCTCTTGCATCACGATTCTCTGGTTGTCTCAAGATATAAGTAGAAGAATTTGCATCTGCAATCTCTTTTGGATTGGCAACTAAAGCAGAGAATATTTTATTTGTAGTTGTTGTATTTGAACTTGTTACAAACCAATTACCATTAGCAGTATCAAACTGAATAGGATGACCTGGATCTCCAGGAACTTTATCTGTAACTCTACTTACAACTTCTAAGAAACCACCGTTAGCATTTTTAATATCAATTGCATTTCCTGCATCTGCTGCGTTTCTTGTCTTTGCTAACTTGATTGAAGTTGAACTACTATTAATTGCAAAGTATATTATACTCTCATTTTCGATTCCATCTGGAGTATAACCATTATCACTATAAACTCTTACAGTTTCACCAGTGATAAAGTTATGTGCTGATGCAAAGTTTAAAGTATCAGCACCACTATTCACGTTAGATACTGGGAATCTTTTCTCTGAAGATGGTCCATCACCAGATGCAACTTGCATAAGAACTGGTGCTGTTTGTACTGACTCAACTCCTCCAACGTTTACGTTTAGATATAACTTCTCATTTTTCCTTGCACCAACTCTGTAACCATTTACAATTGTTGAAGGTGGATTATCTTCATCAGTCGCACCTGCAATGTATAATTTAGAAGTGGTTGCAGATCCTACAGTTGGACTTGTTGTGATACCAACATCAAGTGTTCTCCACACTGAGTTAAATTCAACATCCTGTAAATCTTTTGGTGGAACAATGTGAGTAACATATCCAGTATCATCTCTCTTAAATGCTTCCTTTCTAAATCCTGCTGATACCAGTGACTTCGCACCAAAGTTAGAGTTAGAGTTTGTAATTGACTGATCAGCACCACTTTCTGTTAGGAAATGTTGTGCAAATCCAATCGCAAACACAGAAACTGCCTGAATAAATCCATCATTTGCTGCCTTGACATGGAAGTTATCATATGATGTTTTGTAAGTTGCGTCTTGATTACTATGTAAAGGACGGTTTTGTAGTGTTGTTTGTGAATTTGTTTGATAATCTCCTGTTGCCTCATCATATATTACGAATGCATTATCATCTTTCTGTAGTGAAATACCAGTAAACTGTGCAACAACCATAGATTTAAATCCAGTTGCCTTTGCACCATCAGCATTCAATCCACACATTCCAAACTCAGAACGTAAAGATAGGTTAAAGATATATGGAGATGCACCAGCAACAGTGTCTGATGATAGTTTTACTTTTTCTCCACCACCCATTGTAATTACTAAATCATTTGGAGTTGATGGTAACTGATAACTAAATTTTCTTTCACTTGTAACTCCAACAACATTGTAGATACCATTATACAATGAGGAACTGATACCAGCGACTATGATTCTATCATCTACACTTAAATTATGTACTTGATCTACTCCTACTGTTATACTTGCGATATCGGCTATTGCAGTTACCTCTGCTATTCCAAGTGCATCGCTTTGTAAGTCACCAACAATCTTAAATTCAGGAGTATTAGGTTCAAAGTCTTTCTTATCAGGGTAGTTAGTGATCTGTCTATTCTTCGTATCATCTCCATAAGCATTCATCACTTTGAAGTAATACTGTTCTAGATCAGTTGTTCCTGTTAATGTTTTGTTATTAACACCATCTGCATACTCAAAACAGGTTAGTTTATGGTGAGAGAACTTAGGAGATGCCTTCTTAGAATAATCTTTATTATAGAATACTGCCCTATCTGCATCAAAAATACTGAACTGCCAGAAGTAACATGCACCAGTCACTCTAAAGATTGCAGATCTTTCGATTGAAGCATCTTCTGGATCGGGCACATATAAAGGTCTTATTTTAGTCTTACGTAAATCCATACCAACTATGGATGTACCTTTTGGAATTATAATACCACCATCTACTGAGTTAAACTTATAAAGAACGTTAGATGCGTTTCCTAAATCGAATACAGAAGAATTAGTTAGTTCTACATTTGCTGTTCCTGCTGATATTGCACTTCCATTCTGATCGTAATATTGTACTGTTCCGCCATTATCCTTAATCGACAAACCTGGTCTGTTGTCAATCAAATGTTGTCCAGGATACAACATGATTGTTGTCCTATCAAACCTATCATTATTTGCACCCGCTTGATATGAGAACCTCGCTGATTCTAAAAGAGCCCTTTGAATTGTTTTAAAAGGTCTTGTTAGGGAGTTTCCTCTATTGTCAAAACTGTCAGTTGCATCCAAGTCTGATGGGTTAACATATAAAATATTACCATCAGTGTTAACTAAAAAATTTTCTAACCTAGAAAGAGGCATTGTATTAACACACTAATTTTTTCTTCTGATTTATTTATGAATAAAGAAATAAGGATATTTATTAAAACGGTATTTTCCTAAAAAATGGCCGAAAAATTTTTTCCAGTATTTATGAAATCAAACTTGGATTTTACTTTTCCTATGAAAAATCATCAAACTTTAACTGACCTCTGTTCTCAAGTAGTTTTACTTGAGCAACTGATTCAACACATGTCCAGTAAGTTTCCCCACTCACTCCAAAGTGATCACAGAAATGTTCTGCCATATCTTCTTGAAGATATTGTAACTCTCTCAAATCATTGCGTTTGATTTCCATGTTTGATATGCTTGGTAATTTATTCTACCACTGATCACGCTAAGTGTCAACCGTAGGATTCTAATTCCTCTCCTTTTATTTCATTTAGAAGAACTGTTAATCTATCTATCTCCTTACGAGTTGCTGCAGAAGCCTGCAGTAAACCATAAGCATCAAGTTCCATATCATCTCTGAGTTCCCTAAGTGCTCTTGCTTGTGCAGCAAATTTGTTTGCCTGTGGTAAATTTTGATTTGTGATTGTAACTAACGCTGCATTTTCTGTGGTTATGTTGTTTGCAAGAGTGGTGCAGTTTCCAGTTATACCAGGTGATACACTAGTTGTTCCAAGATTTTGACTTGGCCCTGGACCCACACCATCATCATCATCTGGATCAGAAATGATAACTGAATTAGTTCCAGTTGCACCTACAATTATTTTTTCTCCTTCATATGCATATCTCTCATCTGTTCCACCATCACCATCATCAGTTACAACAATTGGCCATGCTTGATTTCCTGAGTGGTAAATTGCTCTTCCTCCACCTTGTGGTGGTTCGGGATCATACTCTCTCACCTCACCATTAGATTGTCTAAAAGTATAATTTCTAACTTGATGCCAACCAATTGATCTTGTGGGTTCTGCATTGTTAACTACGAGTGCAGTATGTCCTAATCCTGCATTACTTCCAGTGATTAATCCAATTGTAACAGGATCCATTGGATTTTTTTGAAAATCAAAATCTCTATCTGGATCTTTTGCTGGTCGAATTACACTAAACTGAACTCCAGAACCATTTCCAGTCGCTGCTTCACTTAATATGAGAGATGGTGTAAATGAAACGATACCAACATTAAATGAACCAAGACTTGTTGAACCAATCGCAGCAGAACTTAAAACTAATGTCATTACATTTTCAGTTCGAGTTCTAATTGAACCAACTCCACTGTTAAATGTTGCATCATAATATTCATAACTTGTTGAACCACTACCAATCGCAATAACTTTTGTATCAATCGGAAGAGTTCCAGTTTTACCAATTCCAGATCCAACCTTTGCACCAAAATCTGCTGCTGTAGATGTAAATTGACCAGAGTTTAAACGATCTACTACATTTCCAGATGTAAAACCAATATCTACAGTTCCAAAACCAACTAATGAAAGAATAGTTGATCCTACAGATATACTTCCTTGAATTGTAGTTGTAATACCACTAAAGGTTGTGGTGGTTCCGACTCCGACAATCGCAGGAAGACTTCCTAAAGAAAATAGACTAGGACTTTCTATGCTATCGGTTATCTCATCTCCAATTTTAAATTCTAATCCATCATCACCAGCAGTCGCATCAAATTCTGACTGCTCTACTTGTAGAATTGTTGACCCTGTACTGACTGATCCACTAAAAACGTCAACTAAATTTGCACCATAATCTCTATTCAAAGGTTTTCTGTAAAATTTATATGCATAATATCCAGTAACTATAGTTCCAGGATCAGTGACTCCTGTTCTAATTATTTCAATACTTCCATCTATTCTTTCTTGCCTTGTTACAGTTTGTAGTGCGTTTCTTTGACACTCATATGTTATGAGTTGATCACCATTATCATCTTCTCCCCATGCAATAGCAACCCACTTTAAAGAATTAGCACAATTAGCAGCGATTCTTGCATCATATGCTGCCTTGACTGCATTTATTTGAGTATTAATTGGATCTAAAAAAGGTTGCACTTTCTCATCAATCTCAATGATTAATCTATCGTATGCATCTATTTGAATATCTAACAATTGAAGTTGATCTAAAAGTTGATCTCTTTGATTATTTTTATCTTTAATTTTCTTTTCTAAATTTTCTACTATTATCTCAACTCTTTTTTGATCTCTTTTATCTTTACTGACATTTTCATCAGCAGCATCTAATCTAAAAATAGAATTAGCATCATCTTGATTGAAATAATTATTTACTTCACCTATTTTAAATTCTGCCATCACTTACCTCCTCTAACATCATAATCATATCCAGCAATCGAATGATCAGATTGATCCCCAGGATAGTCTGCTGGTGATTCTCCTTCATACTGCACATGTAATGGTGGACCTATTCGGTTTGCCCAGATAGAATAATAACAATCAATCGTAGTTCCGTTTCCAGACTTAACATAAACTTGTTTACCCCACTTGACACCCTCAGTAATCAAGTCTTGAGCATATCCTATCTGTGTTAATGATATTGTAACAGTATCTAGGTCAACCAATCCATCCCAATAGTCTGGTAATTCTATTATATTTGAACCAGTCAATCTACCTCGTATGTAAACAGCAGACTCTGGACCCTCAACACATATGTGTCTTACTCTTGTTCCTTTTTTAGTTGGATGTGGTATATCGAATCCTTTATTTCTTAATGCTCTTCCTGTAAAGATTGCACCAAAACCAACAGGAGAACTATAGTTTGAATTCATTCTAGTGAAACCATTTTCCACTTGAATAGCGTTGTCAACCACAAAGCCATTGTTTACTACAGCACCATTCGCTTGTTTTGCACCATTGGTTTGATGGAATCCATTGTTCTGTACAAATCCAAATGAAAATCTAGCACCAATAAAATTAGTTACACCAACAAAAACTGAAATACCATCAACCCATAAGGAAAATGGTAGTGCTACTCCTGGAATGGTAATCGGTGGTCCGATATTTACTGCTGCTCTGGCAACTCCTAACTGTAATGTTCCACCAAAGAAACTTACACCAGAATTCACTAATGTTCCTGCGTTAAATCCTAAGTTCGAGAAAGTCGCAATAGATGTATCTAAAGGACTAACTAAAATCTTTGGGCAATGTATAGTTGTAATTCTACTCATATCGAGAACAGTAGTAATTTCTTAATGTCGTCAGCAAGATTTGTTAATCTAGTAACTATATCTGTATTTAACAATAGATCTACACCTTCAGATATTTCTAGAGAATTGTCTGCAAAAAGTTCAGTGCTACCACCAAGAAGTCTTAAAGTATCAATTGCTATCACATTAAGATCATCTCCAAAAAGATCAATCGAGGGTGCAGCAATATCAATTTTACCAGCAGATCTAAGTTGAAGGAGTTCACTTGCATGAATCATAATTCGATTACCTTGTATTACTACATCATTTTGCTTTGCACTTACCTTGATATCACCATGTGATGTCTGAATTGTAATTGAAAAATCTTCCTCTCCTGCCTTATCTCCTGAGTATATTTCTATTGATTTTTTTGAACTCATCTTACACTGCCCATCTTGATAAAAATGAATTCCTTGTGCAGTGTCAGTGGTCATACAATATTCAGCAACTCCATGTCCATTAGTCTTATATCCAGAAGCAATTTCAAAACCAGGTCTAGACATACGAAAGTAATTTCCAACCTCATCTGCCACTAACTTCTTAACTAAATCGTTTATTTTTTCTGTAGATACTAATTCTGCCATGACCTTTTACTTAAAATGCTCATCTGGTGGACAGTCAATCACACTGGTGATTCCGACTAATGGTCTTACACCTGTAGATCCATCTTGATCAGTAATTAATTGAGCGTTATATTTCATTATTGGTGTCAATTTTGCACTAGAACCATCGGATGTATTTAATATAATAAGTGGTCTACTATCATATTCTAAATTATTATTGGTCGGAAGTTGTGCTCCTATTATAGAACCATTTGGAGTAATTGTCAAGGAACCAGTAATCCCAGAACCAACAACGGTAAATGAATCGCCACTAGTATATCCTATTCCTGGTGCAGAGACATGAATACTTGTTATAATTCCAGATATATCTGTTCCAACTCCAACATTTAAATCAATATTATTTTCACCACCACAGTATCCAGAACCTTGACTTGTTAAAACAATGCTATTTACTGCACCATCTTTAACTATAACTTCTCCTCTTGCACCCTCACCATGTCCACTCTTATCAAAAATAGTAATTTTTGTTGAACTATCATATCCACTTCCACCATCTAAAACTTCAACCGAGAATATTTGTCTGTTGTTTCCAACTATCGGTTTGACAACTGCACCTGTTCCCACACCTCTAATTTCTGCTGCTGGTGGTATGCATTGTGGATGTTTAACACCAACTGGTAGTGGACTTAAATCATCTTGAGTTTGTGGATTATATGTGTTATTATTACAACCACTGAATATATCTGAACCATTACCGAAGAGAGAGAATGATGCAATCGCTGCTTCGATTGATCCAAATCCACCCTGCTCAAACAACTCTGATGTCTTACCGTCGGTTATTTTATCAAGTGTTTGTAATAAATCATATACATTAGAACCATTAATATTTGCTTTTTTCGCTGATTCTAAATCTTCACCAGCAATCCATTTTGCTAGTTTTTGTTTTCCTAAATTCTTCTCTACCTCTGCTAAGTCTTCTTGAAGTCCACTTAAGAAATCTGTGTTTGACAGTATCTTATTCCAATTATCTGCTTTAACTTGAACTGAACCACCAAAATTTGATACCCATTTGCTTGGTTTATTACATTTAACACCAGTACAATCTAGGAATGCTATAATTTGTCTTGCATAACTACTAACTTTTGATAAAACATTGGTGATATTTGCAAGTCCTCCTGTTAACCAATTAATTCCAGCAAGTATTGGACCAGTTACTTTTTTAATCATATCCATCAACTTACCAACTATACCTGATGTAAATTGTTCAACAGCACAGATACCAACATTAATCACTCTTCCTAGTAAACCTTTAATTAAATTCGTTATAAAGGGAAGAATGTCACCAAAGATAGTATCAAATAAACAGAATATTATTTTTATGATTTTCTTAAATGCTTTCTGTGCTGCAGGACCTAAAAAGAAATCAAGTGGATTTAATTTTTTACCAATGGATGCAAAAATTTTGAAGAGACTCATTATTCTTTTTATCAATCCAGTACGAATATTGTTCAGTGCTTTCTTTACAATTCTCTGTACTGCTCTAGCAGTATCTCTAATCTGCTGTTCCATATCTACAATCGCATTCGTCAAAGGATCTATAAAATTTCCTTGAAATGACTCTAGTACAGATGCAAACGCTACAAAATCAGTTAATGCTTGTGCTATATCTCCAACTACATTGTCCTCACATGTGGAGGGTTTATCTTGTTCCTTTGTATTATCTCTTTCAAAAGCAGCAGCTGCTGCACTAGCGATTAATTTTCCATCTTTATCATGCAATACATTACTGCTTTCTCTTTTGTTATCTTTTTTTACTTTTCCTGATTCAACTCTTTTTGGACTATTCTCTACGATTACTGGATCTTCAATTATCTCTGGTGTTTTCTTAGTAGGTGCAGGATTTTTTCCAGGGTATCCTGTGAATGGTCTGAACTGATTACTACCACTTGATTGTATTTCTTCTTCTGTTATTGAATTTGTAGCTTCTGCTGACCTATGAAGTAATCCTATAATCACAGGTTGCTGTGCTTCCTCACCATCGCTGAAGAATCCAATTGCAGTTTCACCACCTACTAAATTCAAAGTATCTCCCATCGATCCCTGTCCACTACCAGTTACAGGATCCATCAACACATTTGCCCAAGGAAGATCACTTTCAGGTAATGTATCATCCCAAGGATGATAACCTATAATTCTAACTTTAACTCTATGTGATGCTGATCCTGCAGCAGCAGAGGCAAGGTTCTGCATTTTCCAATATGATGGATGAGCAACTCTACCTATCCACCAAGAGAAACCGTCCTTACCAGAAAAATTTGTTTTTAGTAGTTGTTCAGTTAACATTAGTCGTCATATACTAAACACTCTGGTTCATCAGGGTGCATCTCACAAAATAGTTCGAGTGCATTTGGATCATGGTGATCTCCTGCTACTATTTCATCATGATGATGCTCTTCATAAACCTCAAGTTCATGCAACTCCTCTTCTATATGATGACGCATTGGTTCAGAAGTATTTGGATCTGCGAGGATCTCTTTGTCTTTTTGAATGTGCTCTTCGATAGTTTTCATAATTGTCTCCTATTGATTTGGACCATACAATCCATAAGAATCTCTCATAAGTTTGAGAGATGTAGTACATTGCCCTCCAGCGAAATGATGACGCAATTCTCTAATAACATAGTTTCCACTCATTTGATCATCAACTTCAACTGCATCTCCACCCTCAAGTTTAGGAAATTCACAGTAGATAAAATCTCCAACTGCTAATTCCACATTCAGTGGTACCATAATATTTAGTGCCTGTGTGAACAATAAGTTTATTCTTGATGCAGATTTTGCCATAACTGCATCACCACCACTATCTGATTGAGATTCAGTTAATGATCCACTTGGATTTAAAACACCATGATCAGAAGTTCTGAACATAGTCCTTGTAGGTACATCTGCATATTCACTATTAACTGTTATTGATTCTTCATTTCCTAATTTAGTTGCATTTTTTATCTCCTCTTTTAATTTGTAGTTATAAAGAGATAATTCATTTGATTGAGTATTATAGTAATAAAATTGATTACAATACATTCCAATCGACAGTGATTTTTTAAGGTCAATGTTTTTTTCGAGACTATAATTTAAAATTTTAAGACTATTATAAAGTTTGTTTTCTTCAATTACTTTACCACCGACATGATAATATTGTTTTGGTTCTAAATCAGTTTTTTTATCTTGAACCTGAGTATTCGACACTAAACTATCAATACTTCGGAAATGAAATCCTTTTTTATTTTCATAAAATAAAAATCCAGCAGTACCTTTATTTTCTGCATACTTACCTTCACCAGATACTCCACTCTTTTCAGTGACTTGTGATATCGATTTAGTTCCTAACCATGATAAAGTATAAAATGGTTTTTTACTATTACCAATAAATGTGTATGAATTTGCAGTTGCTTCTACTTTAATATCTTTCTTTGTTTGTAATGTGTTTTTCAAAATATCTTCTACATGATCACTAATACTATTAAAATTATATTTTTTTCTACACCTTGTACTTTGATTTGAAAAATGTTCAATTGATGTTAAATGAAGAGTACAACTTTCAATCATCCTTTGTGTATTCCAGTCACTTACTTTATAGACATATAATGGTGTATCATTTGTTAATTTAAAACCAGCGTCTGGGCCTGTAACTTCACCAAAAGATACTAACAAATCAATATCAACTCTTTCTCCTCCTCGTATAGGTAGTTGATTAACGTAACTATACATTGATTCTATTCTTATTGTCGCTGTAATTGACTGTTGCAATATGTCTTCATAGTAATCAAAAGATATAATCGATTTACTTAGATCAACAGTTTGTTTTTCATCCAAAGAAGTAATTGCTGCTCTATTATAAAGTATCGTTGATATTGGTTCTGCCATTACTTAACTACCGCTATAAAGTTTTACTAGTGTTAATTCATCCATCATGTTACTATTTAATTCAGAAAAATCGATGTCAAAAACATTATTTGTTACATTAATATTAGGAATACTACTACCTTCTCCTCCACTAAACATTTGTTGACTGCTACTATTAAGTGGAAGTAAAAATGTCTGAGTATTGTTAATAAAGATAGATGATCCTTCTGTAGATTCTGATTTTTCTACATTATCAAGGAATTTTTTTATGTCTTCATGAGAAGATGCATCTTTACGGAAAAGTTTAAGATCATCTTCCACCACATATTTTGTTTTAGTTCTTAATTGTGTGCTAGTTAGTTCATCTAATCCTTCTAACTCTCTGTTTAATCTATTTCTTGTTCCTTTTGCTTGTGTACCTCCTACACCTTTCAAATCTTTCAATTGTTGTTTTATATCTTTTTCATATTCTTTCCTTAGATATTCATCAAGGTCTTCATCTATTTGCTTTTGTTCATCGGTTCTCGTATCCTTATAATTTGGATTGTCTTTATTTGTTTTCAACCAATCAAGAAAATCTAATTTACCTAAGAACGTGCTATCATCATCAAAAGCATTGAAATCTCTTGCAATATCAACTGCAGCAACAGGTAAACCAATAAGAGGAATCGCACTGAGGAAAGATAATGCAGCACCTGTTTTATCTCCTTTTGATAATCTATAGAATCCTGCACTTACATCTGCTACTATGCCACCAATAATTGTAATTTCACCTAGTCCCATAGATGCTAATTTTGGACTCGCTTTCTTTACTATCTTTTGTGCACCCTGAATAACTTTACTATTTGTGAGAAACTCTTTACCAATTTTAACACCATCATCTATAAATGATTTTCCTTTCGTTATTAAATTTGTAATCCATTTTGCTTTCGGTAAATTTTTTATTGCAATGATAGCATCATCAAAATATTTACTTAAAGTTTTAAATCCATCGTCTGCAAATTTCCGTATTTTACTAGGGATACTTTGAATAAATCTTCTTAGTTGTCGAAATGGTTTCAGTATATTTCTTATTAATCTTTTCAGACGTATCAATGGACGTTTGATCCATTTTGGCATGGGTGGTTTACGAAGTCTTCTCAACAATCTTCGTAATAAATCTGCACCTAATAATGTTTGAAGAACAGGAAATCCACTTTTTTTATCACCATCTGCACCACGTTTAGCAATCTCTTCTCTAGTTGGTATTTTAATTCTTAATAATTCTCTGTTACTCGATTCAATAAATTTTATAAATCTATCATACTCATTTTTTTTATCAAAGTCTATTGTCTTTGCTCTATTAAAAGTAGGAGAAGTTACTATTTTATTCGCTGCTTTCACTAGGGGTGAACTCAACGTACTCTTTCTTAATACTCTGACTGGTGCTGCTGATACCATGTTTCTATCCTATCAATCCTATTACAGACTTAGTTGAAATATTAGATGCATCAGAATTTGAAGAACTCAAAAATGTAAGTGTAGGTCCACTTGATGCTGCTCGACCTGGATCACTATTGCTCATGATCGTTGCTTTTCCGCTTCTACCAGGACTAATTGGTTGCACTTCTTTAGTGTTATCAATTATAATAACTTCACCTTTTCCTTTACCCTTTAAAAGTATACCTTCACTTAAATCTTTATATTTTGATTCTTGAGATTTGATAAGTTCAAGTATATTAGTATTTGCTTTATTAATTCCATCATCATCATACACACCTTCACCACTCGTGGTTTCAATAGATGCAAACTGTTCTGCTAATCTATTATTAAATTCCTCTGCAGTAATCTCTCCCGCTTTAAACTCCTCTAATCCTGCATAATTTAAGAAGTAATCTGCCATCATATCTTGTGTCTCTTTATTAAAGACAGTTGTTTCTGGATCTAAACCCATTTCTTCTGCAACCTTTAATGGATTTAACATTTGATATGCACCCATTGCAGCACTTATCTCACTAGAATCATATCCAAGTTCCTTTTGATGATTAATATAATCTGTCTGTAATTGATCTAACTCACTAATTGTCATTCCAGTTATATCCTCATCACCACGATCAAAAGTATCACGGTCTCGACTATACATCGCACCATAATCATTATTAGATTCACCCATTTTAATTTCAGTTTTTAATTGATCTTTAAAAGAATTTTTTATTCCACTAACTAAATCATCTACTTCAGTCGTTTTTTCTGACTTCTGTACAACCTCTAATTTATTATCATTACTTTCTGTTTTAATATTTGAAACTTCTACAATACCCTCACCTTTTACTAGTTTATTTAAACCTAAAACTAGTTCATTAAATCCACCACTGACACGTTCTATTAAATTATTCGATGATTTTTCTAAATTAGAATCAAGTTTACTTTCATCATACTCTTCTTTATTTTTAAGTAGTTCTTCTGCCTCAGATACTAAAACATCAACCTCTTCTTTTTCTTTATCAGCAAGTTCTTTATCCTCTTTTTTATCATCTTCATCAAGTCCCAACATTTTTTCAAGTCCACCTGAAGCTGCTAATCCGTAACCTGCTAAACCACCAAGACCAGCAGCACCAGCAATCGCAAGACCAGCACCGCCAGATCCACTCGCTGCGTTCATGCGTAAAAGTTTCGCAATTTCAAAAGTTTCAACTAATGTATTTCTTAATAGTTGTAGATTTTTCCTAATTATTTTTTCATTTCTCTCTGTTCCAAAAGTTCCTATCATGTTGAACAGAGTTCTTGTTCCTCTTTTATTTCTAACTTCAGGATTAATATCCTGCATCTTTGAAAAAAGATTATCGCTATCTGTGATATTTCTAACTAAAGGATTTAATCCTTTTGATTTTACTCCACCATAACTTCCTCTATTCCCTCTAACTATTTTGTTAGGTTGAATGTTGGGTTTAATTTTAGGAAGTTTAGGTTCCATAATTTGTTTGTTGCTGTTGTGCCTTTAAATTTTCTTCCTCAATATATTGATTCAATAATCCAAGATAGATATCTCTTTCCCAAGGTATCATATTTTCAATTTCAGTCAAACTATATTTATGGTGTTGCATCAAAGCAAAATTAAGTTTGAAGTATGACTCAAGATCCATATGAGACATACTTAAGCGAAAAAAGATGCTAGACCCTCCAACGTCACGTCACTTTCAACTTGCGTATTTGGATTTTTAACTTTAATAGTGTGAGATAATTTAGGCATAGAAGTAAAAAATGATTCGATTAATTTAAATTGATTTGTATTCAGTGTTTCAACCCACTCTATAAGTTCTTTCTTAGTGCAGTCAGATGCTGCCCATGACTCTTCTTCATTATAAACCTGATCGATACATGTAGCGATTATTTCAAAAGATTGTTGTAGTGCACCTTCATCTCTTGAATTAAAATCAAAATTATTTTTTATAAATTCATCGAGAGATGGGTATTTTAATCTTAATGTCAATTTATCATCTAACTTAATATCATTACTATGATCAGGATCCTTAATAACTCCTATCTCATCAATATAAACCTTGACAGGAACAGTAGTCTTGCCATCATCAGGGCATGTTACTATCAATTCTAGTGCTTCACTAACAGATTTACCTCTTACATTTAAAAACAAATATTCAATATCAAAAATAGGAAGAGTATCAATCTTCACTCCTCTTGTTTGAATACACTCTTTCAGTATTGATTTTACTGAAGTTGTTATCTGTTTTATATTTTCACTTTCTAATGCAAGTATTAGAATTTTTTCTTCTTTGACTAAGAATGGTCTATATTTAATCTTCTTTCCAGTTGATGGAAGAACCAACTCATATGTCGGGGTCGTAATTTTTGGTAAAGGCATAATATTTTATTCAGTATTGTATATAGCAGGGTTTTAGTAACCTGGTGATGAGTATCCATTACCATTACCATTACCTGAACTTGGAACATTAATCGTATGCGAAATATTAGAAGAGTTGGAAACATTACCTGCAGCATCTGTTACGGTGATAGTAAAGGTATATGTTCCATTTGCCAATGCACTAGGAATTGTAACTGAGAATGATCCATCTGAACCTACACCTGCAGTAGCGATCTGATTAGATCCATTGAATACTTTGACTGTGCTGCTAGCCTCTGCATCACCTATGATTGTCGGTGTATTATCACTTGCTACAGTTGTAATGGATAGATTGGTCGGTGCTTCTGGTGGTGTAGTGTCTGCCTGTTGTTGATTATTAGATTCATTATTATTAGATTCATTATTATTAGATTCATTATCATCAGAAGTTGTGGTTGTGTTAACAGCACCACTTAAACTCTCCTCTGCTGTAGAGTATATAATGTTATGTGCAACACCTGAATGCTCAACACCAGTCATTTTAATTACTGTACCATCATCTCTTTCATGTACATGATAAGGTCCACTATATGGTTCACCATTTACAAATCCAACAACAGTCGATGATTTTGCTGCACTTGCATTTAGTTGACCTATCACAGAGTTATCATAATTTTTAATAACATCTTGTCCAAATACATTTTCAGAATATAAATCACTCTTATCATTGTTTGTAATCGTATTGTATCTAAGGTATTGAAATTCAATTGTAACTTTTGTTATATCTGTGCCTTGATATGACAACGGTATTGCAACAACATTACTTGGAAATGCATCAATGAACTGATACATTAAAAGAGATCCAGGAATTAAATTGTCACCACTTCTACTCTTAGCAAATCTACCAATACGAGTTTCATTCATATTCAGACCTTGATAAAAGTCTTTTTCAAATTTTGTTACTATTATATTTCTCTTATAATCATCTGGATATCTGAACTTGTAATAGTTATTTCTTCCTTCATATCCACTCTGTCCTTGAAATGATCCTTCATATCTTCCTTGATCATTATGGATTGGATTCATAAAGTTCATCCACTCTTCAAATAATCTAATTATATTGTAATCTGCATCAACATAAAATGAAACACTTAATGGTGCATATAGTCTCCTTTGAGCAAATCTTTCTATAGTTCCTTGTCTATCTCCCATACTTTCTGCCATATCAAAAGATGCACCAGGTAATGTTACATCTGATGCAAAGAAATCATATCTCGCTAAATCTTGTGGACTATTTGCTACACCACATTTAGTTAACCATGAACTCAAACTTGGGGAAGTGCTAATATCAGTATCATATCCAAGATTTAGAGATACCTTAAACTCAGCAGTGAGAGATAAGGGAAATAGATCTCTTTGAGCATCATTTATCTTCTTATATAATGGTAGTACAGATTGGTTTATGTCTGCCATCTAAATATTTTTATAGTTATACAATACTATGTATGTCATATAATGGAAAGTTTAGGCCCAGACACCCAAAAAAGTATAAAGGTGATCCCACTAATATAATCTACAGGTCTCTTTGGGAAAGAAAATTTATGAACTACTGCGATCTTACAGAAAGTGTAAGTGAATGGCAGTCTGAAGAGTTCTGGATACCATACATATCACCAAAGGATAATCGAGTTCATAGATACTTCCCTGACTTTTTTATTAAATACTATGACCGAAACAAAAAGAAAAGGGTGATGGTAGTTGAAGTCAAACCAAAAAGGCAAGTAGAAAGACCACCTCAAAATCCAAAGAGGAGAACTAAAACATGGGCATACTCAGTGCAAACTTGGGTAGTCAATCAAGCAAAGTGGAAAGCAGCAAAAGAGTTCTGTGCTGATCGTGGTTATGAGTTTAAAATTATGACAGAGGATGATTTAGGAATCAAATGAGTAAAGCAGAAAGAGAAGCACAAATTTATAGTCGTCTTGATGGAACTACTTTTCCATTAGAAAGATATAGTCTTGCTGAATTGAGAGGTATTACTTTATTCTATAATATGAATATTGGAAACTTAGGGAACAAAAGAAAATCAGACTTAATAAAAGCAATAGGTGCGAATGTAAAATATAAAGCAAGAATTAGAAGATCTGAGCAAAGGCAGATTGCTGCACAAACCTTAGAGGAAAGAAGAGAAGAGAAAAAAAGACAAGTAATAGAGGCAAGAGAACAGAGAGAGATAGAACAAGAGTTACAAACAAGACAAACAATTGGCGATGCTGTCATGGAAAAAGGACTTCGTACACCTGATACTGATATTGATTGGTATGCCGAAGAGTTAAGAGCAGAATTAAGTTTTGTTGATGCTAAAATTGATACAGACGATATAAAAATGGGAGATTTTTTATTCTTTGATTATGATGCAAGGTTTCCAGAAAGATATGAATACTGGGATAAGAGACCACTTGCGTTTATGTTAGGTTTAATTGATGATAATAAGATACTTGGTTATAATGTTCACTACCTTAATCCTGACTACCGTGATACTATTTCAGAAAGTTTGCTAAATAATACAGCAATCGATGCTAGTAGTCTACCAAAGAAAGGATTACACTCCTATATTATTGGTAACATGATTAATATATACCGTATTCCAGCAAATCCTGGGGAGTATAGAGACATCGCTAAATTGGTAACTGAAGACTTTGTAAGAAGAGATACTGGATTCTCAGTTGACCTTCAAACCGTTTGGGATGATACGACAAACAATTAAACAAACATGGAGTATAAGGATTTAATAAAAGAAGATACCGTTTGGGAAGCGATTGGTCAGGGACAACTACTGGAGGATGTAACGTGGGATGGAAACGGTGTACAATTTCAGTCTAGACATAATCAAGCATTCTATAATAGAGAATCTGGTGAGGTCATAATTGCTTATAGTCCTCCTATGGATCAACGAAGTCAAATAAATCAACCTGAGTTAGTATGGTCTAGTGAAACTGGATTTTTTGATGAGAGGAAAGGAGAACTTTATGGTCAAGATCAGATAATAGAAACGTATAGATTTATAGTAGACGCTGCAGTTAGATCAAATCCTGAAAATGTAAAACCTAAAATATTTGAACCAGGCACAAAATTTGAACTTGAGCAAGAAGAAGCGATGGAATATATAAAAGAAAAATTCAAAACTACAGATGTAGATAGATATTTTAAAGATGAAGGTGGTGCAGGAAAATATCCAATTGATGCAATTTATGATAAAACTGGACAGTCTCAAGATCATTTAGTCATTTCGCAGTACAGATAT